CATCGACGTATCAACTTAGGGAAAAGCTGCGTGAGAAGGCCAACACGCCGTTACCCAAACCGGCCCCCGTATACGAAGATGCGGACACGGTTATCGCGCCCCAAGAAGGCCCTCAAACGGCGTTCCATGAGTCGCGTGCGGACGTCGTTGTCTACGGCGGCGCGGCGGGCGGGGGCAAGACCTGGAGCTTACTAGCCGAACCACTGCGTCACGTGAACAACCCTCAATTCGGAGCGGTTATCTTCCGGCGGACCTCGAAACAGGTGAAATCGGAAGGGGGTTTGTGGGACGAAGCCTACTCCATGTACGCCCCGCTGGGCGCGACCTTTAAAGAGTCAACATCTGAGGTGATTTTCCCCGAAGGCTCTAAGGTCACGTTCGCGCACCTTCAACACGAGAAAAACAAATATGACTGGCAGGGTGCGCAGATAGCTCTCGCGGAGTTCGACGAATTAACCCACTTTACCAAGGGTCAATTCTTCTACATCATGAGCCGTATGCGATCGATGTCGGGTGTGAACCCTTACATGCGGGCGTCGACGAACCCGGACGCGGCCAGTTGGGTGAAAGACTTCCTGTGGCCGTGGGTCCACGGTAAGAAGCGAGAAGAGGAGGTTAGAGAAGCTGAGGAAATGGGTCGCACATGTTTAACAGCGGAATCGGGCGAGATTCGCTACATGGAGCGGATAGGTGATGAAATCCAATGGCATCATCCCGATGATCTCGATCAAGAGGGTCGGGGTAAAAGGATGTCTGTGACATTCATCCGTTCTACTCTCTACGACAACAAAAAATTGCTCGAGGTCGACCCTGAGTACGAAAAGAAGCTGCAAAACCTGAGTCTTGTTGAGCGTAAACGACTCCTCGAGGGGGATTGGGAGATTACCGACTCAGGAGACTACTTTGACGCGGCTTGGTTTGACATTCTAAGCGATAATCAAATCCCGTGGGCGCGTCTCAGGACGTTCGTGCGCTATTGGGATTTCGCATCGACCGACCGTAAGAAAGATAAGGACGGGAGGGCGTGCTTTACCGCTGGGGTGCTCATGGCGGAAGATCCGCTAACGCGCAAGATTTACATCTTGGATATTCGCCGTGAGAAATACTCACCATCCAACGTCAAAGACCTCGTTGTGGCAACCTGCCACCTCGATCACGAGATATATGAGCAAGACCCTTTCACCTACGCGGAGAATGAACCCGGCTCGAGCGGGGATTTTGTGATTGAAAACCTCGCCTCTACACTTAGAGGGTTCAAATTTGACGGTGACAAACCCACAGGCGAGAAAACCAAACGAGCCGAACCGTTTGCGACCTATGCAAAGAACGGCCTAGTTGTTATTCGTAAGGCCCCTTGGAATTCAGCTTTCTTGGCGGAAGCCGCAAGCTACCCCAAGGGGTTTAAGGACCAAATCGACGGAGCGACTGGCGCATTTAGCAAGGTCAACCGTCCAAAATTCATCATGGTGTAACATGGGACGTTTGCTCGAGAGATTTGCGAAGGAAGTAGTGGGGAAAGGGTTCGGGGATCTGCCTCGGGATATGTTCCAGGTGGGGACAGTACGAAACTACAGCTACAAGCGAGGGTCAAAAGAGATCCTCGAATCGCTAAAAGACAACGTATGGATGTTCGCCGCGAACAGCCGTATCTCAATGGAAGCCGCATCGACCCCTTGGTCGGCCTACAAGGTCAAAGGAAGCAGAAAAAGCGTCGATGTAGCGCCTACCAAAGATATGGCGTGCGTCCCCGGTCGTAAGAAAGATGCTCTCGAGCACTTTCAAAAGTATGATATGGAAGAAATCGACCACCCTCTTATCAAATTGCTCGAGTCGCCGAACCCGGTGAACAAAACCTCGTGGGAGTTCTTTTACGCCACCGTGACACAGCTTAACGGCCCGGGTGAGTGTTTTTGGATGCTGGACAGGGACGCCAAGGGGCGAGTCACAGAAATATACGTCTTCCCTACAACCTGGGTGACGGAAACCCCTACGCACAAGAAACCAACGTATCAGGTACAATACCACGGCGTTGAAAAAGAGTTCCCGGAAGACGACGTTATCTGGATTCGACGCCCCGACCCACAAGACCCTATTTGGGGCCGAGGCTCCGGTCCTGGGTTCGCGCTAGGCCAAGAGATTGATATTGACGAGGCGTCGGCGTCGCACCTTCGCGGGTTCTTCAAACGTGGAGCTATTCCCGATGCGATGATTGGCATCCCCGGCGCGACCGAGGATGAATTGAAGAAATACAAAGGGCAATTTATGCAAGCTCATAGAGGGCCTGGGAAGCAGCACAACCTCCACTTCTACTCAGGAGATATGACGCTCAAACAGCTCTCCAGCCCTCTTAAGGATATGAACACCACTGAAATCCGGCGTGAGTCGAGAAACTCAGTGATTCAGTTGTTTGGTTTGCCTCCTGAGCAGCTTGGTATCCTCGAGAATGCGAACAGGTCGACGATTGACGCATCGGATTACCTTTTCATGATGCGTGTCATGCGGCCTTTGTTCGTTTGGTTGTGGCACAAGATTCAATTTGAGCTGTTGCCGAAGTTTTCACCTTACCGGAATATCGTCATAGCTTTCCGGGACCCGGTACCTGAGAACAAGGAATTCAATCTGTCGGTTATGAAGGAAGCCCCACAATGCTTCTTGATTAACGAGTGGAGAGAGATTGCTGACCGCCCGCCTCTTCAGGGTGGCGACCAGATCTACAACCCGGTAACGTACAACAGTGAAGCGTCAAACAAAAAAGGCGAAGACTCAGACGACTCAGACAACACAGAACAGGCGGAAGAGTCGGCAAACGCCGGGGAAGCTGTCGAGAACTACTATAGGAGAGTGCTAAATGAGCGATCTCATAAAACGCACTAACCCTGGCGGTGCCGGGGAGGTTTTCAAATCGAAAGATGATGCTCGATCCTACTTGGATACGTTTGCGAAACTTTTTGATTCCGATTTCGATCGGGTGGTTAAAGAAGTGGAGGAAGCAATTGAGGAAGACCGCGTTGTCTTGCCGTACACGATTTCAGACAGTGATACCGACCGTCATAACGACACAATCGACGTGAAAGGGTGGGAGCTGAAAGACTACAACGGTGTAGTTCTTTGGGCGCACAACCACCGCATCCCGGCGATCGGCAAATCAATCAAAACCTGGGTTTACGGCGGCAAGCTCAAAGCCCTCAAAGCCTTTACTACCAACGAGGAGAACCCTTTTGGGTTCCAGATTGGTAACATGGTTAAATCGGGTTTTATCACCGATGCGTCGGTAGGTATGGACCCGCTCGAGTGGGATATTGCGGAAGACCGCGATGATGGAAAAAGCTGGTTCCCTCCTATTAACTACAAAAAACAGGCGTTGCTCGAAAGCTCTACTGTAAACGTAGGTGCAAACCCACGTGCAAAAGTTGAGCTTTCTGCTATGTCGTTAGGTGTACTTGAAGAGTCAGGTACAAATGTGGGAGAATTCTTGCGCAACATGGAAAAGCAGTTTGAATATAACTGCAAAAAATATTTCCTCTTTCAGTCGCGGGAAGAAACCGCTAAAAGTACAGATGCTCAAAAACCAAGCGGGTTGAAGACATACAAAATCGACCCCGTAGACCTGCAAAACGATTTCAGGGAGAAGTTTCATGGCGGATAAAAGTAAAGCGGTGGTCGAAAACCCGGAAACCGGGGATCTTTCACAAGTAGAGTTGTCGGAAGATGTCACGAAACAAGCGGTCGACCTTTCGGTTCGTGCAATTGCCCCTGTTCTTCGGGAGTTCGGAGAATCAATCGGCAGCGAAATGCGCGACGCGATGGAAGCCTCGTGGGAGCGGGTCGCCAAAGCAATTGAAGAGGGCCGCCCCGTAAACGAAGACGCGCTACAGCGAAAGCACAACATCGCTGCTAGCTCGGACCAATTCGTTCATGGTGACGAATTGGTCGACAAAACAACGGCTCGAAAGGTCTTGAACGGCTTTGTCGCGTCACTCGCTGGTGGGCACCGCAAAGGCGATTTCGAGGCTGCGAAGAATTACGCGGCTCAGGGAATCCAAGACAAGCGCGTTGCCTATCACGTCGAAAAAGCTCTTTCGTCTTCCGATTTTACCCAGGCGGGTATTCTCGTCCCGGATATGATTCGGGATATGATCAAAGAGCTGAAAGACGACGCGGTTGTTTTCTTCCAGATGCTTGGAAGCGAATCGCGAATCACGATTCGAGGCTCTCAGACGCTTCCCAAAGAGCTGACTCGGGCAACGGCCTACTACCAGGACGAAGCCGAAGACCTCATGGTATCGGATGCGACCTACGGGCAGGACCGCATCATTCTTAAAAAGTTGACCGCTCTCATGGTCTCCTCAATGGAGCTGTTGATTGACGGAATCAACATTGAGCCAATGATTCGTCGGCAGCTTCGCCGGGCGTACCGTTTGAAGTACGACAGCACGTTGATTCGGGGAACTGGTTCGGCTTACCAGCCTACGGGTCTTCGATACCAGATTGCTGACGCGCACATTGAGGCGGCAATCAAGACGGGGGCGGAAGCTACAGCTCCCGAAGTCCACCAGTCGTTGGTACGGGCAATCGCCAACCCGAAGATTGACAACCATGATGTCTCCAACGGCGCATGGCTCTTGAACTCGACTACATGGTCGGGTCTCTGGAAGCGTCTCACGACCGATCACCACTTCCCTGTATTTGGCGCGGAGCTGGCAGCTGGGCGTCTTCTCGGGTACCGCTACCTCGAGACCAACTCCATCCCTGCAAACCTGAATGGGGACGAGTCGGAGGTGTACTTTGCACTTCCTGACGAGATATCCATGTTCCAGGGCGAGGAGGGGGTTCGTGTCGATGCGTCGACCGATGTTTCGTACAAAGATGGTAACGGAACGCTCCAGTCGGCCTGGTCACGGGACGAAATGGCAATGAAGCTGATTGACCGCCACGAAATGCACCTCGAGTACCCCACTGCGGGTTCGGTGATCACTGGCGTCGATTGGCAAAACGTCTAATAGGCGTTTGAGATAACGAAAACGTAACCGACAGGTACGAAAGATGGGATACGCGCACGTATATGACCAGGCAGCACTTAGCGAATTGCTGCTCGGTTTCAAGAGTCAGGATGTCACCTCCGAAGTTCAAGGTGCCGAAATCGATCGAGACGACTACGGAAGTGGTCAACTCCAGCACTGCGAAATCGTTGTGCAAGGTTCGGCAGCCTTTGCCACAGGTGCGGCTGACGACACGCTCGATGTAACGCTCGAGCTGGAAGATTCCGCTGTGTCGGGATCGGGCTACGTCACCTACAAGACGGCAACACTGAATATCGTGGTGGACGATAACTCCGCTTACGATTTCGTAGCGTCGCTTCCGGTGAAGCTGCTCGGAGCGGATCGGTACATTCGTC